TTACATCACCGGGCAGTCATCAAACTCCGCATTCCTGGCATCATTAATGATGTACGTGATCACTCCAAATACAGCGGGTGCAGAACTGTAACCATCATCATCTGCTGGCAGCGCTTCCCTTCTCCCGTTATCCAGATTAACCAGGTGCGGCTGAGGATGAGTCCGATATCGCTTGATCCTGAATTCCCCGTCGATTGCGCATATCAGCAGTGAACCATCGCAGGCAGTAAGTGATGCATCCACAACAAGCAACGCCCCCTGGAGTATTCCTTCCCTGAAATGTGAACGCGATGCCCGCATGAAATAAGTCGCTGCGGGCTGGCTGATTAGTTGCTGATCGAGGGAGATTCGTGTTTCAACATAATCTGCCGCAGGTGAAGGAAAGCCCATGTTTATGCCCTCTCTTGAATACCGGGTAAAAACACAGTATAAATACTGTATATCCATCCAGTAAAGGAGTAATAATCAATGTTCGTGGAACTCGTTTATGACAAAAGGAATTTTGATGGTCTGCCTGGTGCAAAAGATATCATTCTGGGCGAATTGAGTAAGAGGGTTCACCGGATTTTTCCGGATGCTGATGTCCGGGTAAAACCGATGATGACATTGCCGGCGATCAACACTGACGCCAGCAAGCATGAAAAGGAACAGATAAGCCGTACTGTTCAGGAAATGTTTGAAGAGGCTGATATGTGGCTGGTTTCAGATTAAACGCCTTGAACCGTCATATTACTTAAGTACAATCCGCCGTGACTGGCAATCATTCAATACTCGCACTATCGAACGTTCGCCAGTCGGCCGCAATCATGCTCTTGCATACGGCGTGGTTGCGGCAACCGTCAATTTTGCTGGCTACCTTTCAGCGTCTCAATCACATTCTTCAGGGAATTGAGTTCAGACATCTGTTCCTTCATCGCTCTGCCCATATAAACCATAGCGCAGGCCATATCGGCCATAATGACATTATTATCAAGGGCAAGGGTATCGTCTTTGAGACCAACCTCAATCTGATGGTCAACATATTCGTTACCGGACTCATCCACACCAACAACGTCCTCAAAAACAGGTCCACCAGGCACTATCTTTACGTACTGCGGATCAACTTTAGTCAGATCCTGGGCAATAAGGCCAAAACGCTGTGTATCCGACCCCTTATACTTAAACATGGTCGGCAACCACTGCATGACACGGTCGAAACTGTCTTTCCCGTCCCGATATTGAATATCTTCTTTGAGATCGCGGTCTGACGTCGCATTCTTGGCGAACACGAACGATCCCTGCCAGCCTGACCCGGATTCGTTCCATACATCAGTAGTGATATCACCAGACTGAGGATTGAATCTGAACATCCTGTGAAATCTGGCATCGCCCATAAAATGTAAGACTCCGTGGGGCCAAGAGTTGGCCCCCGTGGCAATGATACCAAGCGACAATCGGGTGCTATATCCTCCTGTTGATGAAGACCCCCCAGAAACAATTGGTGCCCAACCCTCATCGTTTCCACCAATAATGGACGACCAGTAAGGTGTGGTCCAGGGGCCGTCAACATCCCCCCAGCCCCCATGTTGGCACGAACCCCAAAAACCGCGTGGTGATTGTACAACTCCGCCATAACCAGAAAGAAAGTTGAAACGGTATGTGACTGCACCTGAGCCAAAACTACTTGCGATTAAAGCAATGGCATCAAGATAATTTCCCGCGCCTCGTATCCCGCCAAACTGGTAGAACGAATTCCCCATCCATCCCTGCAACTGGTTCATCATCCAGCCCTGTTCACCATCAACGTTATTCGACGTCAGTAAAATATCCTTCTTGACGCCTTCAGTGCTTTTGACGCCTGTACCTGACCCACCCGCCACCGAATTGACGCCACGGGAGCCAAGAACACTACCGAATGTAACATCCTGAGAGTTTCCCAAAGTGAGATTATCGCGGGCCGCATTTTTATCAGGCAGATCGGCCAGGGCCTGGCTTTTCAACAACGCATTATTGACCTGCTCAATAATGCTTTTCCATGATGGTCCGGTAAACTCCGAATTGTCAGGAAGCCTGACAGTAATATTGCCGTTCGCAGAGAATAACAGTTGCCAGTTCTGTTTGTCGTAGTTCAGTCCGCGCAGTGCCTCCGCGCTTTGAGCCACCAGCGCCGCGGTAACCATATTCAGCGCAATACGAGGAACAGCTGACCAGGCCGCGCCAGATTGGGTTGGCCCGGTGTAATTGCTGACCAGCATCAACGCTGTACCACTTTCCACGGACTTAACCGGAAGCGTATAGGGAACACCACCGACCGTAACAACAATAAAATCTCCGGCCGCCACCTCGGTGGTAAACGCGGTCCCGCTGCCAGCGACCGCAGCAGAGTTATTCGTCAGGGTTAAGGTTCCTGCTGACATAGTTTTTCCTCAGTACATGTTAGGAATAATAAGAATGGGCATGGCGATATTTCTGTTTCGGGTCATATCCCATGAACCGGAATTACGGTTTGCAAACACTTTGTTGTAGGCTGACCTGACGCTGCCGCCAGACATGACCACGCCTTTGGTTCTGATATTTCCCCATCCACCACTCATACGCACCTGCACGCCGGTATAGACTATCTGGCAGAACCCGCCGCCTATATCCTGGAAGGCATCGGTGATCTGGATTTGTCGGTCATATACAAAGGGGCGTTTCAGCGTGGAGAATGTCACCTGGCCTGCGGCGTTGGTCATCGTGATACCGTCGCCACCGACAGGTGCGGTCTGATTGAATATCACCAGGTCAATCGTCGCCGTGCCGGCCACGTCATCCCGCCCTGTGTAGGAAATGTCGCGCACGATGATACTGCCGCCGTCAAACCCCACCGACACATTCGGGTTATCCCATTTGCCAAAAGGAATACCGCTGACCGGAAGCGGCGCGCTGCCGTTAACCATAATGCGTCCCGACCAGGCGCAGGTCATCAGCGCAGCCTGATTAGATATGGCGGTGAAGTCAGTCGAGTTTGAAACCAGTAATCCTTCGTTATACGTCGCCGCAGGGAGCAGCTCCATAACGTAGCCTGACCAGTCGGGGACAATGCTTTTCCCTCCGATTGTCTCAGCCCCGATGATTACCCCGGAATTACCGTTGCGGGTGACGCCGGTCATAATGGCCACATCAAATTCAGCATAGGAATAGATGTAAATGGGGTTGGTTGGCACCACGATAACCTGTGAACCTGCAACAAGTGGCGTATTGACCGGATACTGCATGAACTGGGATGACCAGCCCGAGAACGATGTACAAAAACTCGGGGCTCGCAGCCCCGCAGTAATTGCCATCACCGGACGTCCATCGTTATAGTCGATTAATATCCCCTCCGGCATATCACCACCTCCCGACTACAACCCGACCACCACCGGACAAATTGACCGTCAGCCCATTCCCGTTGATGACGACAGTGTTATTGGTGCCATTAAATGCAAACTGGCCACTGTCAGCGTAAAGTTTGCCATGTAATTCAGCGTTTCCATTTTTATCAATGCGCCAGCCTGCTGAACCCGCAACGAAGTTATTCGACTGGATAAAATTACCAATTTTGGCATTGGTAATGCTGCCATCCTGAATAAACGCATCGCTGATAAATACCTGACCATTGACCACCGCAAACGGTGAATATTGCGTGTTGCCACTACCACTCATCAGGACGAACTGATTAGCGTTAAATCCGACGCGGGTGACTACCGGCTTACCCGCTTCCGCCAGCACCGCGATCGACATCCCGGCGTTATACATCACACCGTTTATTCGAACTCCGGTTTTAAGGGTGTAAATTGCAGATGCCCCGGTCGCATCAACCACGGCGGTGAGCTTATCTTCCAGCGCGGCAGTCACATCATTGAACTGCGCCTGCACCTGCGTGGACATTTCAGCCATGGCCTTATCGACCTGTGCAATGGTCGTTTTGACCACCAGAATATCCGCACGTACTTCACCGTACTGCGCCCACTGGTGCTCAACTGTTCCATGGTTGGCCAGCGCATTCTGCAATGCGGCTTCGAGGTTGGTATCAATGTCGCCTGTCAGGCGGTCACCGTCGGCAGATGTGAGAAAGTCATCTGCAATATCGCCCAGGTAGTCGTCAGCATTCGCATTAGATTCTCCACGAACCCAGTCGGTCCAGCCTGATTCATTACCCGTTCTGTCTACCAGTTGCGCGCGGTACCAGAATTCCTGCCCCGCTTTTAAACCCAGTTGGGTGTATTCGGCAGACGGATAAGGCACATCCGACAGCAACAGAGGATTCGAGAAATCACTGTTCGCGGTGTACTGAATTTCCGTTTTCAGCGTGTCCCCGGTGTTAGCCGGGAATCCCCAGTTCAGGCGAATCCCCCAGTTGATCGGAGTTGTCGCAAAGCCGACAGGTTTCGGTGGATTTCCCACCTTGCCTGTAAGATTTACTTCTGATGATATCGCCCAGACTGATGAAACGTCGCTGGTGTTCACCGCCCTAACGCGGACCAGATAGCGACCCGAGTAGATACCCTGCACTTCAAAGCCGAGAGAAGACGTTCGGGGCACGGTTACCCAGTTTCCGCTGTCACGCCGCCATTCCGCCTCGTACGCAACTGCACCCTGAACAGCATCCCAAGCGACGCGCATAGTGGTAATCGCAATGTTCTGGTTAACCGTAGAGTAACTGTCTACGACAATATTTCCTGGAGGAGTCTGAACACCCGGAGGAATGACACTGATAGGACGCTCGTCCAGTCTTGCTCCGGTGTCAACGGCAGGATAGATGTCAGGGTTGTATGTCGTTCCGGTGACTTCGAAAGTGCCATCATTGTTATCCCGCGTTCCCGTAACACGAAAAAGCGCAATAAACAGATCGTCAGAATCAACACCCCAGTTACATTCAGCCTCAGGCGTTTCGCTGTAGGATGTGGTTACAGTGACTGTGTTTCCGTTAACGGCCTGAACGGTTCTGGCCTGAGCTATGCCTGATGGCAGATTCAAAAACAGCCTGTTCCCCGCTTTCACATCAGCAGCGCGATCGAGAGTTATGTTGCGACCGTTAACCGCACTCACTCTGCCGCCAATGGTTCTTCCGGCCAGCTCGTTGGCAGCCACGCCGATCACCTCCCCGACAGGGGGGACATCCATGCCCGTGCTGAAGGTCACCACCTCGCCGATACCGTTAGTAAGCAGCGCCCAGCGCCCGCGCCGGTTTGCCTCTGACTGCCTTGTGCAGCCGATTGCGGTCATTTCAAGCTGACGATAATCGAAGCGCATGGCCAGATCGTTATCGTAAACTGGCTCAGGCGTGTCCTTATAGTGGTTAGCTGGATCTGACCAGTTCACTAGCGCGGCGGTATTTCGGGTGGTTTCACTCGGGTCTGCAAAGGTAAATTTTCCTTCAACAACACTGGAGTGGTTATAGATGTGCCACACATCGCGGGGCATATCGGCGAGGACATACATCTTGTTGTCGCCCCAGTACGCCATGCCGCGAAATATACCCGCCAGATCACGAAGTACGGTCCAGGCGTCATTACGGTCCTGAATATAAACGTTACAACGAAAGCGAGGCTCCGTCCCGCTGCCGCCCCTGCCGTCTGGTACCGGCTGATCGCAATACTGAGCGATGCGATATAGCTCCCATTTGTCTATCTGAGTCGCGTCGATTCTTTGACCCAGCCCGAAACGCTCGTTCAGGATGATGTCGTAATATATCCAGGCTGGATTATCCGTCCATGCCCATTTAAATACGCCCTCCCATGTACCAGAGTAAGTACGGGTTTCAGGATCATACGTGTCAGGTACACGGATGATTCGCCCTTTCGGATTGCACACAACCTGAGGAATGCCATTGGGGAACTGCTTTGCGTCAAACTCTACATACAGCAGAGCTGTGTTAACGTAGCGAAGTTTGGCGTCAATAATTTCAGTAACGGCCACAACGCGCATGATGTCCACGACATTCACGCTCGTGGAATCCGGCGTGATTCTGCGAACCCGCAACTGCCATCCAGTCGAGGCTTTTGGAAGATTGACGCGGTGGCTGCGCTCATAAAGCGACGTGGTTTTGTCATCAACAGCACCGTTAATCACCGTTTCATACGGCCCACCATCGACCGACAGATCGATAGCATACTCAACGCGGGTGCCGACTTTATCGCCGTTGTTTTTCTGGAGTAAAAGAGTTGGCCATCCCAGGCGAATTCGCAGCGCAGAGAGCTGCGTGTTGGATACCGCGCGAACGTACGGCACGGCCTGTTTCAGCTCGTATGAAACCTGAATCTCGTTTTCAATGCCGGGGAAGCCCTGAATGTAGTCCTGGTCCTGAGTACCGGAACGGAACTCATATTTTACATTATTGAAGTTATAACTTCCGTCGGCGTTCTGAAGGGGCGTGTATGAAGAAGAGTCACCAAGAAAAATGTTTTTACCATCAAGTCCGCCAGCGAACTCACCCTCTCCAAGAGCAATCAGCACCTTTGCCCTCGCAATGGACTGAATGCTGTCCGGTGCTTCCACGGGCGTTCTGGTCTGATTGCTGCCACCTTTACCGCGGCCTTTGATGATTGTCGTCGTCATATCGCGTCCATAAAAAAAGCCACCGTCAGGTGGCTTATAGTACGTGGTTTGGTTTATTGCTGATCTTCTGCATAAACCCCGGCGGATATAATTGCGCCGCCAATTTCGCGTTGCCCATAAAGCAGGGGGACGGGATTGCCAGATGCTGTTGTGTTAACTGGCCCACCAAACGCATAGGAGGGTTTGTTATCAGGTTCCTGACGCATTCGCAGGCCTGAAACCTGAGGAGAGAGCATTTGCACTACACCACCAACGGCCATTGCGGCACCAACGGGAAACATGATGTTACTTGCTGCGATACTAACTCCCGGCATCCATATGGCAGCAGCGACCAGAGCCGTTCCGAGCAACGCCTGGAAAACTCCAGCTCTTTTACTACCCCTTATCACAGGGATTATTCTTAACTCATCACCCGGTCCCAGGAGTTCAAACTCTTCGTGCCCGATATTGCGACGATCCCGGAAAATAACAAAATCCAGTCCCTTTGCCCGAGCTTCACGCAGATAAGCATCAAAGCCGTCAATGGTGTTAGAAAGCGCCCTGAACACTTCGCTGGCAGACGTTAGTGCGCGGCGATGCGTCCTGCCAAATCGCTGAGCCATTGAGCCGCTGAGTTTGATAACGGTTTTTCTTTCCATTACATCAAATCCTTATAACGCAGAATTTTGATGGTACGGTCACGGTAATAGCCACCGTAGGGAATACGCTGGCTTAGCTGGCCATACATATGATGCAGTAGCATGTTGCCATCAAGCAAAATCCCGGCATGGTTCGGGACGGTGGACTGAACCTGCATGATAACCATGTCACCTGGCTGAGCGGGACCGTCGTACTCACGGAAACCGCATTCCTGCCAGTTATCCATATAGAGGTTTTCACCCTGCTCCCACCAGTGGCGATCTACGCTGTAGTTGGGCAGTTCAATGCCGTGCTCGATGCGGAAATAGTCCATGATGAGAGACCAGCAGTCTGCATACCCGAGTACAAACTGGCGCCCTGTGAGGGGACGGTCTCCGCGAGGCATGACGGTGCGAATGTCGCCCTCCGGCCACGATGCAATAATCCAGGGCAGTTCCGTGGCATCACACATCAGCATGTCGAGCTCGCTCGGCTGAGTTGTTGCCCCGTCGCCGGGATGGCTGTGGACGATCGCCACCACAGTGCCCTGCTCCTCGGCGGCCGCATAATCCTCAGGATTAAGTTCAAATTGCTCAGTCGGCGACTCAGCATTATTTTTGCAGGGGATGTATTTCTCCACCCGCCCCTTCTGAATAACCACGCCACAGCACTCCTCGGGGAAGGATGCGGCGGCATGCACCAGAATGGCGCTAACTGTTTTGTCGCGCATGATTATCCTCTCAGAAGTGAAGCGCCGGGGAACCCGCCATAATCCAGCTGTTCATTCTCTCCGAAGCGAGGTTTACAGCCCGTTGACAGCAATCCGGAGCAAACATCCTGTGAAGGATCGTCCACCCGATTGCCGTCTTTATCGAACCAGCCGTTTTGCCCGGCGTAGGTGCAGCCGTTCCCGGTTTTGTACCAGCCCCGCATGCACCACGTGCACATTGGCTGAATTTGCCGGGTCGGAATGAGTTGCCCGCGCAGATCGGCTGGACTGGAAAGCTCAAACTCTACGGTTTCATCGTCTGACCCTGATTTACGGTCGATGTAATAAACCTGTTTGCGCTCCTCGTTGGGATTCGCAGTCGGGTTCCCGCCAGGAAAATTTCTTGCGTCCAGATAGTGAGCGAAGGTGTCATGGATGATCACCTTTGCTTTAGCCATCCCCTGAAACCTGCGGCACAGCGCGCCAATCGTACCGCTGATGTTTGCAACAGTGAGTGACGGCCGTGAACTCTGGCCGTCACTGCTGACAGATATGCCGGTCAGTTCATACGGCCACGCGCCATACTCCTGCCCCTGCCACCACACCGACTTCGGCTCAAGTTTTGACTCGTCGCCGCCTGCGGCGATGATTTCCGCCTCGGTATGCGGGATTGTCTCGTTGTGAAAGCGAAGAATACCCGCACCGAACGCTGAGCCGTCCACCTCGATCAGGCGGACGCGCTTACCCGGCTCCAGTTTCTGGACATCAGATGAAATACTCATGGATGGTATGCCTGTATGAATGTGCTGCTGAGGGTGTATTTTTTGTTGCCGTGGGTAGATATCTGGAAGGATTCCGCGCGCCATAAACCTGAAGGCTCAAGCGGCGGCTTCCAGATAAATGACTTCCACCCTGTATGTCTGTTCAGAAAGTTTTTAATGGCCTGAATGTAAGCCTCGTCGCCGGTAAAGCTCACGCTCCACTGAGGTGTTACCGGGTTGATGCCGTCCCCGGCCACCTGTGTATAGCCATCGCCAAACTGCGCCTTTCGGGTACGAAAACTTGTATCAACCTGAGAGGCAACCTTTGGGCACCAGCTGAAGGTTTCGACTGCCATGGTTAAACTCCCTTGATTAATCGCCACAGAGGCGAGCCCGGCATGCTGGCCTGTTCGTTAATGACACCAGTGATGGCATCTTTCAGTTGTCTGCCAGCGGCGCCGGCGGTTCCCTGACTTGCTGCCTGTGGTGATCCACCCTGAATATTGATATCGCCGAAGTTAACTGAAGGCACACCGCCGGAGACCTGCGGAGTACCAACTGCCCGAACGCCCAGCGAACCATCAGCGGCGCGCGTAAGCGGCATAATGGCTTCCGGACCAGCTTCGGCAAAAACCCCTGCACCTTTGGCAAAAGCAAACAGCTGAGGCGTCTGAAAAACGCCATTGCTGTAAGCGCTCAGGGACGGAGAGTCGTAAACATTACCCTTCGCATTAAAGGTAAAGTTCGCGCCAGCATTCTGAATAGCGGTACCGCTGCTGGCGGTAGCGGCTGACGAGGCACCAAAACTGAACAGTGAACCAATTGAGCTAACGCCATTAGCAACAGCCATATTCACCAGGACGTTCTGGATAATCTTCAGTACGCTGACGCCCCAGTCCTTCCAGCTGTCAACGTTGCCATTGAGCATGTCGGTGATCGTGGTGACCGCGCCACCCATGGCCTGCTTCATGCCGTCAGCGGCCATGGAAGAATAATCAGTAGCTTCGTCCACCCAGTTCGCATAACCCTCAGACAGTCCCGTCATCCAGTCGTCACGCTGCGCATCAGAAGCTGCGTAATATCCCTCCTGGTCGCGCAGGCGCTCATCGAGATAGCGCTTATTAAGTGCCAGTCCCTGCTGATAGAACGTCTCGTCGATTTCACCAGCCTGACGCTGGCGGAGAAGATCGGTATTCTTTTGCTCGAACTCCTTACGCAGATTGAACTGCTCCTGAAGTCTTTCACGGAACCTGGAGCCCTGCCCGTAGCCCAGCAGTTGCGCTTCATTGGCTGCGCGGGCGCTGGCGTTACTGTCAGCAAGGTTGGCTTCGTAATTTCGCAGTTGCTCACGTAATTTAACCTGGTCAATCAGCGCAGCATTCTGCAATACCGTCTTTTTCTGGGCTTCTGTCAGAGAAGCAAGTTCGCCCTGGCTGACCTGGTATTTAACCTTCGCCAGTTCAGTATTCTGGCCTTGCAGAGCAATCTGCTCTTTTTGCTGCTTGATAAGGCGCTTATACACATCCTCGGTTTTCTCGCCTTCGGTTTTACCACCCTTCGCCTTAGGTTTGTTGGCCTCATTATTCCGCCATTCAGCAAGACCGTTATTAATCAACTCCTGACGGCCTGTCTGGAATTGCGGATCACTGGTTAACCCCAGGTCATCGGCTGCATAACTCAGTCGCAGGCGCTCTTTTGCTTCACCCTTCAGGCGTGACAACTCCAGATCCCGGCGGCTCTTTTCGAGGGCATCGGTTTGCTTTTTGTCGAGATCGGCCTGCGGAAGTCTGAGCGGGACGTTAGCCAGCCCCTGACGCGCCATAAGGAGTTGGTTACCCAGGCCGAGTAATCGATTAAGTTCATCGTGCTGCCCATTCATCAACAGAAGTGATTGATAAGCCCGGTTCTGATTCGCTGCCTCCTCCCGAATTAGCGTCACACGCCGATGCTCAAGACCTTCAAGAACCTGTTGGATAGAGGCAGATTTCTCCTGCATCTGGGCAAGCCTTTCCTGCTCAACAGATAACTGTTCAGTGGCTGTAGCCAGTCCACGGTTCACGGTATCCAAAGATGTCAGGTGGTTAATCATGAAACCACCGCTGGTCGTTGGACCGGGATTACTGATCACTGACTGATAACCAGCTATCTGCTCTTTCAGATTTTCTATCTTGCTCTTTTGTTCATCTATCAGCCTGTTCTGCTCATTCAATGCTGCGCGCGTTTTCTCAGCATTGTCTGAAGCTTCAGGTAAAGACATTGCCTTCGACTTTTTACTGACTTCATCAATCGTGGTGGCGTATTCCTGCGCCGAACGCCGAGCCTGCTCCTGATTCTGATACATCGCATACCAGGCTCCTGCTCCCAGCATCACCAGACCCGGCACGCCGCCAATCAGGCCAAGCGCACCACTCATCAGGCGAGTGCCGACAGATGTTACGCTATTGAGATTGCTTTGAGTCGAAACACGATTTGAGATGTTACGGTTTAAAGCAGCCTGAGCGGCAGCCAGACGCCTTTCAGCGACAGCCTGAGCGTCGGCATTTTTAGCTGCTACCAGCCCTGCCTGCGCGCGTTCAAGTGCTGTTCTGGCTCGCACCTTTTCCGTAGCTGTACCACTGGCAAGAGCGGTAGTCAGTCTGGTATGGGCCGCAGTGACCTTTGCTTCAGCCGCCGCGACCTTTTCTTGCTGAGCCGCCTGAACATCTGCACTTCTTGAACTCTGTACTGCTTGCTGAGCCCGATAAACTTCAGCCCTGGAAGCCGCAACAGCAGACTGCGCCGCTTTATCCTGCGCGACTGCAAGGGCAACCTCTGATTTCGCAGCTGAAATTAGCGCACCTGTTGCACTCGTGGCACTGGTTACAACTCCGCTTAGGTAGCGTGCCAGTCCCACGCCAACAAGCGCCCCAGCGACTGTTGTAATTGTTGACATATTGTCAGCAACGTCACTAAGCGCGCCGCTCACTGCTGATGAAGTAAAAGAATCAAGCGTCTGGGCAACATTATCCAATCCGCCAGACAACGCATCAGTAGCACCGGTTGCCTGGTTTACACCGCCCACCCAGGCCATGAATGAGTTAGTTACTTTTTGAAGGGATCCAGAAACCGTTTGTGGCATGCTGGCAAATTCGCCCTGCAATGCTCCTAACTGGCTCATTAAAGCTGGGACAACCTTATCGATCGTAAGCTGTCCCTGGTCAGCCATGCTCTTGAGGTCTTTACGGGCTACACCCATTCCCGCAGCCAGAGCGCGGATTACCCGATCACCGGCTTCGTTAACGGCATTAAATTCTTCACCACGAAGAACGCCTTGTGCGAGCGCCTGGCTGAATTGAGTGATAACAGAACTCGCTTCCTGGGTGTTAGCCCCAGAAAGTTTGAGGCCGGTAGAGACAGCTTCTGTAATTTTCAGAACTTCGTCAGAGCTATAACCGTACTCGCGCATTGAGGCTGCTGCGCGGGAAAAAAGGTTTGCGTTATCTGAAAATGCCGTGCCGGTTCTTTGGCTGATTTCCATTAACTGACGCTGTGAAGCGGCAAAATCATCAGCAGAAGATGATGCCTGTTTAAGGCGAGCGTTTACGGAGTTCCACTCATCAGCAATCTGCACAATTTTACCCGTTGCAAAAGCTGCCGTAGCTGCGGCGGCAGCCCTTCCAGCAGATGCAAATCCGGCAGTCAAATCAGAGAGCGCCCTTTCGCTCTCTCTGGCAGCAGCAGCGGCCTGCCGACCACCATTCTGCATAGTGCGGTAATAATCCTGCCCCATTCGTGAGGCGCGGGAAATTTCCGTCTGGAATGATTGCGAGTTAGCGGAAATTTTAATAATCAATTCACGTAATGTTGCCATCACATTTCTCCAGGCGAAAAAAAACCCGCCGAGGCGGGTTATCATAATGGGATAATTAATTTCATTTGCATTCTTTGATTATTTCCAAAACTTCCTTTTCAGAAATTGGTACGAAGTCAGTTTCAGAACGTTGATAAGAGATTAAAGATTGACTATTGTTTTTTTTAATCTCTACCCTATGAAAATACTTCATGCGGGAGAACTGAATCGCACCAATATAAATCTCCAAACCTTCCCCATCAACTAAGTTATTGGTAACAAGTTTTTCTGGTATTAAAAAATCTAGTTTATCTAGTATACAACCACTTACGTCATCTGCACTTCTGCTTGATGAGAAAGAAAGTTTTTTATTATTCTTTATATCGTTCCTTGTATCACCAGTACAACCCGCAATCAGAAATATTATGAGTATTAAAATTTTCACCATAATCCCTCCAGTTAAAGAGGGATAATATTATGTATGTAGCAAAATGTCACTGAGTTGCAGCAGTTAGCGCCGCCTCAAGCCCTGCAAACGGGTCCTTCGGTTCTGATTGCTGATCGCCACCCCATCGCAGGATCGCATCGTCCAGCGGTACTTTTGCCCCCTGCGAGCCGTAGATAGCAGAGACGAGCTGGGCGGCCTGAATGTCGCCACGGATATCGCCAACCGGACTTTGCCTGTCGTACTCAATCCACATCAGAAGCTCGCTTGCCGTCATATTCTGCCGAAGCTCTGAGAGCGTGCGCCCCATCCGGAGCGCAAGCGACATCAGAAACTTTACGCCGGGGGTTGAGACTTTTCCCGCGCTTCGTCCGCATTGTTGATCAGGTCAAGCGCCTGTTTGAGCAGGCGTGAATGGACGGGGCCGTAGATTTCACGCACCTGCTCTTCTTCGTCTACGCTGAATACCGGCTGCTTATCGGTGTCACACAGAACGTCAATGAAGAGCACCACGTCAGCGCAAAGATTACGGTGTGCCTTTTCCGATACCGACACATTTTCATCATCAGTACCCGCTTTCACCACCTCCTGCCAGCGCAGCCAGGCTTCACCTGACGGCTCACGCAGAACCACTTTGACGCCCTCCCACTCAGGAACGGCGACCGTCTTATGACGAAATCCCGACATCTTAGCCAGGGCGAGATTTTTAATATTCTTCATGCGACCTCTCAGGAGCCAGACTCGATGTTTTCAGGCTTACCTTTCAGGCGCAGGGAGAACGTTGCCGCAACTACGCCGTTGGTACCGGAAGACCAGGTGTGCTGGCGGATTTCAGCCAGGAACTTAAAGCCCTTGCCGGACGGGAAGATAACCTGGAAAGCGTAGGTCGTATCGTTGTCATACGCTTCACGCAAGGCGTCCTGCGCCGGGTTTTTGTAGAAGTTGCCGGACAGAGAGATTTCTGACGGAGAAGGCAGGCCGTTGATGTTCTCCTGCTCGGTAGAGCAAAGCGTGGTTACGTCGATATCCTGCTTCTGGCCACCAGTGAACTGAATTTCTTTGATGGTGCAACTCAGATCGAGGAAGGTTGCGGTATCCATCGTTTCTTTGGTGGCTGGCGCAGAGGAAATAAGGATCTTCGTCAGCTGCGATTTTTCATAAAGTGCAGACATAGCTGTCTCCTGGTAAAAGAAAACCCGCCATTAAGCGGGTTCGTTGGGTGAATGATTTATCAAGGTGTAACTTTAAAATCCAGGGTGGCACGGTATAGCCGATAATATGGCTCGTATCCGGGGATTTTTACCACCTCTGTAGGGTTTAACGACTTAAGCGAAGCAAGCGCCAAATCTCTCAGAGATCGTGATTCAGTGATCGTTGTGGCATACACATCGACCTGAACGGAAACCCTGCTCTCTGCCTGGCCACACATCACGTCAGCGGAAACATCATCGACGATGGAAAAGATAATCCAGGGTGGAGTGACCGACGGTTTCCCGTCACTACCTAATGGCGCAACATAGGGATATACCCGTCCTTCTGCCAGGGGAGAAAGCAAGGCGTAGATATTATCTTCATTCACTTGCTCAATACCTCATCAATAGCCTGACTCATCCTGGCAATGGCGACGCTGGCGGCCTCTTCCTCGCGCGTATCGTAAGCGGGTCGCACAAACGGATGTGCAGGCATGTTCGCGGTGCCCATTTCTACGAATCGCCAGTAAAAGGCGTTTCTCGGGTTATTCGCCTTCATCGTGTTATCGCTGTTGCCGGTGCGCGGGTTAACGCCACGAATATGGACGCCGGAAGAAATTTCCCCGCGGCGACGGCTTTTTTGGGTCACCACCACCACGTTTTTTTTCAGTTTCCCGGTGCGCACCGGTGCACGGGCGATCACTTCTTCCTTAAGCACTTCGGCGCCGGCGCGCGTGGCATCACGCAGAACCTTGTTGTTTTCAGCGCGGCTAAGCGCCTCCAGGTCTTTTGCTATGTCATTTAACCCAGAAAAATCGAGGCTCGTCTCAATCATTTTTCGGTCCCCTGTTTGCAAAGAATTTCAAGCTGGGTCCCTTTAGGGTCAGGTATGGGCGGCCCTACCACATTCAACGTTTGGCCCTTATATGGACCAGAGAGCACCTTCAACCTGGAGGTAGCATAAATACTCGATCCGCTTTTAAATCTCACCCATACCCTTATTGTTGCTTCAGCATGCTCAGCACCAGATGCCATCATTTCCCGCCCGCTTCTTCCTTTCACTTCAGCAGAGATGGTTTTCCCATCTTCCCATTTTTCAACCGGCTGGCCGGAAGGCGTTCTGGAGGTTGTGAAGTTCTGAATGGTGACCCTGTGCCGTAATCGTCCTGCCTGCATATCACCTCCTACGTGCCTGGTACTTTGCGGTGCTGTTCAAAAATTGATTTGACGCCGAACGGGATAGTATTAACGCTGTCGCCGCTCACAGGTTCCCTGTTTTCATACCAGTGCGACACCAGGAGCATCAGGGCCAGTTTGATATCATCTTCTATCACCAGTCCATCAGGATCGTCGTCTGGAACAGCGTTATCATAAAGACGGCAATTAGTCATTTTTTCCGCATGCTTCAGAGAGGCGTTGAGGTAGAGCGTTAACATCACATCTTCTGTGTCATCATCGCTGTCGATACGGCACTGGTAACGAAGCTCTTTTACAGAGGGCTTCATTTTCCCTCACCCCGCTTATTGCTGGTTTTAGGCTTAACTGGTGTTTCAATTTCAGGCTGTTCAGTGCCGTCGAGAATCCCCATCTGAGAAGCAACCTCAAGAGCACGGTCAGGAAGTGTGCCAGCCTCATATTCACCAGCAGGAATGTTTCTGACCTGAATGCCATCAGGTGACCATTTCAGGTCTTTTTTCAGCAGCATCATGACCTCCATAAGAATGGGGCCGAAGCCCCAGAGAATTAAGCGCCAGTGCCGATCTGCAGCAGTTTAATGGCCTGAGAATCCACCAGCATTCCCCCGGTTCGTTTGGTGGTGTAGAAACCAACGAATGGTTTTTTGGTGTAGGGGTCACGAAGAATGCGGGTGCCGATGCGGTCAACAATGGTGTAACCACGCTTGAAATTGCCAAATGCAATTGCTTTAGCATCAGCCGCGATATCCGGCATCTGTTCGTTCTCTGCCACACCGTACCCGGCCAGAGAGGAGGGCTGACCCAGTTCCAGACCAGGACGCCACAGGTAGTTGCCTTCTGAATCTTTCAGGATTCGGATAGCAAACAGACTGTTGTTGTTCATCATGAACTTAGCGCCATTACGATGCACTTTACGCAGCGTGTAGACCAGTTTGATGATCGCATCAGCCGTTACGCCTGCCGCAGCGCCAGAGAGAATGTGCTGGAGAGTACCAAATGCACGAGTCTTGTCCGGATCAAGCGTGGAAGCGTATGCCAGAAAACCTTTCGGCTTCTTCGTCCCGTTACCGCTGGTAAAGGCGATTTCTTCCTGCTCTGCAAACTCAATTGCCAGTTCGCTGTTGATCCAGTCTTCGACATTGAAAAAGGCATCATCCAGCATGGTTTGAGTCGCCTGCGGGTTACCGTAAATTTCCCCCATGAACGGCTCAATCTGACCGAGTTTAGACGCATCGGTTTCCGGGCGGGCATCAGTTTCACCAATCCAGCCGGAAGCCGTACCGCCGAGATTAACCAGTTTTTTATAGTTAGCGCCGCCGACTGTGATGGTTGTCGCCTCCTGGCGCATCACCACTTCATCTTTCAGAAGATTAAGGATCGTTCGATCCAGTTCTTCCGGCACGGCATAGCCACCATCTTCATCCACACCGACCTGCAGAGCTTTGCGTTCAAGTTCGCGCAGCCCGTCATCTTTACCCTTACGCATAAAGCCAATGAAAGCGGTTTTATGTTCGCTTGCGGCTTTGCTCTGAGGACCACCGGCTGGACGTTTAACCTGCTTCAGTTCCTCTTCCAGCGCAGATTTAAGCTCATCCAGTTCAGACAACTTGCCGTTTAAGGTTTCAACCTCCCCCGCTAACTTGCCCTTTTCCTGTTCAACTGCTTCCAGGCGCTTATCGTTCTTTTCTTTGAACGCATCAAACTTCGCCTGCAGTTCCTGCGCGACCTGCTCTACGTCTTTAACGTCAACTGACATAATTAACTCCTGATTAAAATTTGATGTTTTTCAGTGCATCCAGTGCGGTACTCACTTCATCAACATCACGCAGTGAAAGTGAGCTATAACCCCCGGCCATGAATGCTTTAGCCTGGGTGCGTGAGAGCCCAACATCGCGCAGGACTCGTTCAATACTTTTTTGAGAAGGGATTTCTCCGCGGGAAAATGCGCTTTTGACATCACTTACACGCGCTTCATCGTTCGACGGAAACGTGACGAGACTGACTTCCCACAGGTCAATCTCTTTAAGAAGGAACACGCCCTTAACACGGTCGTACTCCCAGTCTTTCAGCATGTAACCAATAGAAAGGCCGGTTAAAGAACCGGCCTTCATGTGGGCGTGTGCGCGTTTCGAAAGGGGGTCGTCATCAATGAGTAACCGGCCTTTAACATAAAGGCCAACCTCATCCTCTTTCATCTCAGTGTAAATACCGATGGGTTCATCCATACGGTGCTGCCAGAGTAATGCAGGGAGAGCATTCTTTTCTTTCCATGCCTGAAGGGAGGCCGAAAAGGCGCCTGGCACAACAACATCATCGAAGCTGTCCTTTACGCCAAAAACAGAGCCATAGCCTTCAAACTCCCCGCTGTCGCTGACAGACTTTAGCTGTAGCGGAATATCCAGCCGCTGTTTAGTCATCGGCATTATGTTGTTCCTCGGTTGTTTTGTTCTTGCTGCTGTCTGACGGCTTCGTCGTCATGTTCATTGGCGTAAGGTAAATATCCCCTCCTGCGCGTGGGTTAAGTTCTTCAAGCTCCCGGCAGTCATTTGGTGAGTAAATCCCCCAGTTAATGCCTGTTGAATACGCCTCAAATCGCGACTTCATATCCCCGCGCAGCAATGCGCCGGCATTGAATTTTGCGTAGTACACACCCTGCTTTGATTCCTTCACCAGCCCGATGTTGATTCGCTGCTCAATGCGGGTCATGTACGGAACGAGTGAATAATTGATAAACCCCATGCCGAGGTTTTCAATATTGTTAAACGTCGAGCGGTCAGTGTTCTGCACCATGTGCATCGGCACCCGGAACAGGCGGCATATTTCCTCCAGCTGGAATTTCCTGGTCTCAAGGAACTGACTGTCTTCCGCATTGAGCGCCATCGACTTCCAGTCCAGTCCCATTTCGAGAATCATTGGTCGGTGCGCGTTGCTCAGCCCGAGGTGACGATCCTCAAAATCCTTTTTCAGCCTTGCGTAAGCAGCGTCAGTGAGCGTTTGCTCAGTGCGGAGTACGCCGGAGGTAACCGCGCCATTTGAGAACAACCGCGCCCCATGTTCCTCTGTTGCCATTCCCAGAGATATTGCTTCTCTTGCATAGGCTATAGGGTTCAGCCCCACCAGCCCGTCAAAGGTAAGCGTTCTGACATGCCAGATATCATCCTGCCCAAGCACGTCTGTTGAGCCATCGGGGAATGTTACCTGGTAAACCGGTTGCCACTGGCTGTTAAGCTTTGGTTCAACACACCCAGGGTCAATGGGAAGAAGCTCCACCACCTCGCCAAGCGCTTTAACTTTGTAGGCGTAAAAATTACCGCGAAGACAAAGACAGACAATGACCAGTTCCCAGAACTCCTGGGGGGTCATGTAATCATTTGGCTTCATCGTCAGTAATTTATGCAGCCTTTCGGAAGTCGCTTTTTGTTTACTGTTTCCGGTTATCTTGTACAGGTTACAGGGCAGCATGCCCATCGACTCAGCAAGAACACGGATGCAACCGAAAACCGCTGTAAGCCGCATGGCTTTCTGGCTGCTTACCCTTTTCCCTGTATAGGTGTCGTAAGTCATTCCCACTGCTTCAGCGAGTTCTGCCGCAGTAGTGACAGGGGCATCACTTTTTTTGAACATTCCGGGGAAAAACATCAGTCAGTCCCTCCTCGCAATGTTTTCCCGGCCAGCGAAAGCGTGCGGGAAACCAGCCATGACCAGATAAGGCAAAGCATACCGGCACTGATTAAACCTCCTGGCGGATAAATCATCCATACACCAAACGAAAGCAAAATAGCGCCCATCACCCCGATCAGCGGGGCGAGAATCATCAGGATCATAACTGCCTCTTTATAATGAACGGACGCCGTAACTTTCCAGATGGTCAGAGAGGCTGTCCTGTTGTTCGCCGCCGTTTACAAGCATGCGGCTCATTGCGGTAAACAAGGCGGCAGGCCCGTCTATTTTCGCTTCTGGCGTGGATTTGTTCGGAAAGATATTGTCGTTTTTGTCAGGTTTGACGGTGACATTAGACATCATCCAGTTCATTACAGGATGATTGCTGTGATGAAAACGCCCGCCGTAAACCAGCGATTCAACCTCTTTCATTGACTCAGAAAAGTTTCTGACCGTCTGCGGAACCTCCACCAGCGGCACGCCCTCTTCTGCCAGAGCCAGGCTAAACTGCGTTGCGCTCCACGGGTCGAATCCGGTTTCCTTCAGGTTTTCGCCACTAATCCATTCCAGAAAATCAGCTTTAATCTGCGCATGATCGATAACATCACCATCGGTCAGTTCCAGCTTCCCAAGCTCCGCCCATTTGCGATACATCTGCGCCATTTGAGCGGAACATTTTTCCAGCCGCCCTTCGGGTAACCAGAATTTAAAGTCTGCATGCGCGTGACCGTTGTCTGCCCGCCAGAGTTTTACTGCTGCGCAAATATCAATCTTGTGGGCCAGATCCACGCCAGCCCACATCGGGTAGGTTTTCAGCTCATGACGGGGGGCTATAAACTCACATTTTTCCCACTTGATCATGTCCATCCAGGCTGACTCAGCGGTCACCCAGATATTCATGTGTTTGGTGAAAAAGTTAACCCTGGCGGAAACTTGTTCTTTGGCCTTCTTAGCCAGACGGCGAAGGTCATCCCAGCGCTTACAGATTCCGAGTCCGGGGTTAGCCTTTTGCCACACCGTTTCATCAAACGGATCATCATCTTTATCCAGGGTGAAGATGATGGCGAAAAAGGTGTCATCCTTCACCGCGCCTTCCACTTCGCTGTTATAGCCACGCAGCACCTTAATGGCATAATCGCGCAGCTCGTAACAAATCCCTTCTTTGTTAAACCCGGCTGTCGTTATGCCAAACAGAAGAGACTGCAATCGTGCGCCGGTTGCAGTCTCCAGAACGTCCCAGACATCACGGGTTTTATGCGCATGAAGTTCGTCGACGATGCCACAATGGATGTTGAGACCATCAAGATTGTTGGCATCAGAAGATAGCGGTTCAAACTTGGATGCTGTCTGCTCCTGGTAGATCGCCAGTTTGTTGAATTCAAACAGTCGCCCAAGTGTGGGTTTCGCTTTTTTAACCATGTTTTTCGCATCTTCAAAAACGATGCGAGCCTGATCCCGCGTTGTCGCTGCGGAATAAACCTCTGCCCCGCCCTCACCATCGGCGCCAGCCATATAGAGACCAACGCCAGAGGATAATGTCGATTTGGCGTTTTTACGGGCTACCTCGTTATATGCCGTGCGAAACCTGCGGACCATCACAGGACGGCCACTGCCATCATTACGCAGCACGACTTCGCCTGTTTCTTCATTTACCAGTGGGATAACAAAACCGAAAATGTTGATCAGAATGAAAATATGCCAGTCCATCAGCTCAATCGGCTGGCCTGCCAGTGCTCCTTTTACATGAGGCACGAATTTATAGAAATTGAGGATGTGCTGTGCGCGGGGCTCGCTGAAATAGATACCACGTTCCTCACCGTATTTCAGATCATCAAGAAAACGCTGGCAGGCGAGGCGGACAAATTCACAAGTGATAACTTCACCGGCAACGACGCGTTCGGCGTAACGTATCCCATCGGCAACTTTAGCCATTAGTCCCTCGCTTTCATAAATTCAGTAATAAGATCAACTTCGCCCGGAGTTTTTGTACTTACCTTAGATCGACTGGCAGGCGTCATTCCGAACTCACCAAGCATGGCTCGCAGCCTCTTCCAGGCGTCGGCTTTCATAATTGCTGCCGGGTGTGCCTTTATCATGACGTCACCAGTCTGCGTTTCAGTTCGGTACGTATATCCCTCAATCTCCAGCGTGTCGCAGTGATGTCTGTATTCGGTATACGCTTCCACAAGCAGCTCAAGGGCTCGCCCATCAAGCTGAGATATGACGCCAATGGCATCAAGTTCTTCGGCCATCCGCTTAAACCAGTACTTCCCCTGCTTGTCGAAATGCTTGGGAACTGGGGGGACCCCTTTAGGTGGCTGCGGCTCGTTTTTGTTGATTGGTCGTTTGGAAGGGTTACCCCTCACCAAACGCAGATGGGTAGGGGTTTTCGGCGGTCCTGACATAATCGAAAACTCCTATTAATCATCGGCTGGGGGACCCCAAAAAAAGTTTTCTAACCTGCGGCGATGTGAAGAAAGGCTAGGCGGCGGTCCTTTGGTCGCCCGGCTACAGGGATTTGACCTCCCCCTCCCCTCCACGTCTTTTGATGATAATCACTATCATTTGAATCGTTCGTGCCCTGTTTTCGAGCGGTGGCAGGGCCAGCACAGACTTTCGAGGTTCGAATCGTCATCGGTACCCCCATGTGCCTTAGCCTTGATATGGTCAACGGTTGTGGCCGCAACAGCGCGACCAGTACGCAGGCAGTTCTGACACAGATGATTGTCACGCTTCAGAATGCGAGCGCGCTTGATGTCCCACTTGCTACCGTAACCACGTTCATGCCGACTCTTACCCTGTTGATGCTGTTGCCAGCCTTCATTGCGGTGCCGCTCACAGTAACCAGAGCGCTCCGTAGTCGTGCCAGGACAACCTCTCTTGCGACAGGCGCGAGGAATTAGTGCTGGCATGCAACGCCCTTACACAAATCAAAAGTGACCTGCATCTGAAATCTCCATAGAATTGTTTTGCTACAGATGTGAGCCAGATCAATAGACTTCATGACCTAACAGGTGTAGATATTACTCTTTTACTTCAGAGGGTTAGCTCATGGATATTAAGGATAAAATAAATACCATTCTGTTATGCGACATTGCCATTCACTTGGGTATCGATACTGATATTGATCCACATCTTGTTAAATATGCTGTGTCATCCGGTAATGATTGGGTTCTCAAGGCAGAATATTCATCATTAGATGTTGACGAACCAAGTAAAGAAGACCGTGATTTTGTTACTGCCGTCTTGAATATGTACCGCGGACTTTCCAATGCTTTCAGGAAACTTAGTGATGGCGAGCAAAAAGAATTAATCCGTGACCATCATCTAAAAGTGCATGATGGGGCAATTCAGCTCCCAGGTTTCGACGGTAATAATGAATGCGATTACTTCAGCATCATTGAGGCATATCAGAAATTTGATCGCTTCCCCGAACAGCAACAGCCCATCGCCAATACTCATTCACATACAGAACATCTCTATAACGCAATGCTTGATGAATTTAAGAAAATTGACGCTGTGAATCGGAGCTGGAATTTAACGAAGGAAGAGCTGGCATCCATTCTTTCTACTGCTCCGCGCAGCTTCTAAGTGCTTCAGGCGGGGTTTTCCCCGCCCTATTACGACTCACATTAAGAGAAGGAAATTCCCAAATTAACCAGCACAACTTTCTTTTCATCGATACGGCGGTCAAGTTCAGCCACTGCATGCGGACGTATGGCCTCAAGAAAGACATTATCCTGATAGGTAGACTGGATTGTCACACCAAGTCCAGCACCACTTTCCAGTATGCTTTTCTGACGCTGTAGTTATTTTATATCGTTATTGAGGTAATACGCTTCACTTAGGTTTTCTGCGTTCATCGTGTAACCCTGCTGTTATTGGACTCTCTCACCGACTCGTAAATGCGCTCACAAGTCATCCCGGCGGCATAGCGTTCGTCAGCGATTCCAGCATAACGTTTAGCTTCTGCTGCAATATCTCCGAGCATGTCGGCGAGCATTCTGGCGTCGGCGTTGGTTGTTTTGCTTCGGACGGTAGCGGCAAGATCTGCGGTGTGCTTTGCGGCGTCCAGGCTGGTAGCGAGTTTTTTGGCTTGTTGCTGCAGCTTGCTAACAGTGGCAGACAGACCAGCAGCAGTGTCAGCAGATTTAGCAGCTTTCGCTTGTGCATCCTTTACGGCCTCATCACGGGCAATTATGCGCCCTTGCTCAATCATGCGGGCGGCGGTCTGCGCGTTCGCTGTTCGCGATGATTCCGCGCTATTACGGTCAGCCCACTTCTTTTCCCAGCCCCGATCACTCCAGACATTTCCGGTGATAAACGCGCCTACCACCAGCAATATTAGAGCCAGTGGTTTCCAGTATTGTTCCACCAGCGCGATATTCATGATTACCCCGCCAGTTCGACTGCGCGAACAAACGTATCGAATCCGTAAGGCTGGCTACCGTTCTCGTGCTTAATGATTGCCTGTAGCAATTTCATCATGAAACGGCTGTCGCTGGTATCGATGCGCTGGTCGGGGGTAACGCCCGCCGCCTGAGCCACGCTGTTGATATACGCCTGTGTATTGTTCTCGTTTGGCGGGGCCCAGCGTTTGATAATGCCGCTTACAGTGTTCAGACCATGCTTGCGCTGGTAGTTGCGCAGGATGATGATCATCGCCCGGATACCATACTCAGGCGTGGTGAACTGGCAAAATGCTTTATCGGTGCGCTGTGTTTTGGGTGCCAGGCCCTGCCATTCGTCACCCCAGCGGATATTGCCGGGATTATTGTTGCGGATACCGCGGGAAACATTACTGGTTGTCATCGGTCACCCCTGCCCTTTTTTTGAGTGCGCTGATAGCGATTTCGCGCAGTTTGTCTACGCCGACGAATCCAATCACACCACCGACGAACGGTGATATCGATACAGGAAGGCCAACCACATCAAGCGCGCTGGTGATGCATAAAGAAAGGGCGCCACAAAGGACGCCCTCAAGCCATTTATTTTTTCGTGTTGCACCGTCATATATCAGACGACCATAGGCAATGAGTCCGGCCATTGACGCCCCCAGAATCTGGGGCCACGCATTTTTGAGTCCGGTCAAAGCCGCAGCCCAGAATTCAGGGTTCTTGTCATTCATTTTCATAGCCTCACCTCGCATAGTTAGCGGGTGCTGTGTGTGATGAAAGGGTCAGGCTTCACGGGCTGGATTTATCAACAAAGCACGTAGCGGATGATTCCCGTGAGCCTGAATACGAAAAAGGCCACGCAAATGCGCAGCCTATAACCAGAAATCAATATTGTCTTTACATCAATTTTTCTTAAGGTTAAATTCTTCTGACAAGTTGATGAAAGACAACTTGAATATTAGCTATTTGTTCTCTGTTATGCCCGCAACCCAATGCGGGCTTTTTTTCGCCCTGCTAAAAGTTCCACCGTTGTGAGCCTTTTTGCTATGCAATAATGGATGCGTGGTGCCGGGTGTCTCCCGGTGATCCTTTGGCTGACAACCCATGCCTCACGAACATTTCACAACGGGATATAGAAAAGGCCATGCATTTGCATAGCCCTGAAAGATGTTTATGCTTTATTAATTCGCTGGAATATCTGGCATGGCGCGATCCATAGAAGAGCTAATTAACGCCTTAATAGCGTTGCATACCTGATAAAAGCCACCCAGCTGAGATGAGACAGAAAAACGGGAGACGTCGTCTCCTGAGCCTACTTCAGCATAAAATGATGAGTTCTCATACCAGAGTGAGATGCTTACGCCCTGCCTGTAGCCACCTGTTAGCGGAGAATCATCAAGAGTGGTTGCAATCACGAAATTCAAGTGGTAACGGCTGTCCATATTGAGTTGGGGGATTAATACAGGAAAGAACTTCCCCTCCTCCTCCCAAATACCAATGTCCACATAAGGCCATCTTGTTCCGTCAGAACCAGTCCACTCACGAGATGTAAGATCAAGAGAACCTGAATACTCTCGTAGTAGTTCGCTCGCCTTCTCCTGAAGTTTATCCTGTAACTTCCATTGCGCCTCGACCAGTTTAGTGCGTTTTTCTTTCAGATCCTTAAATGTTAATTCCATGCCACTCTCCAGACAACTTTTGAAAGGAATCTGCATAGTAACTCACCCTGAAAGCACATGGTTATATTTCACTTACACTGAGTGCGAAAAGCAAAAACCCCGCCGATTGGCGAGGTTCTGAAATATTTAAGTTCGCGTCTAAGTGACCACTCTTAACAGCTTATTCATATTTTTACGTACGTAAACTATTTTTATGCAGCCGCAACAATTTTTCCTTCAGGAATAAATGACACCTCGACATCCATTTCAAGTTTCACTTCAAGCATCATCAGCATTCCTTCAATTATTCCTTCTCCCTTTTGTAGTTTTTTTCCTATATGACCATCAGAGCAATTATGCTTTTTTGCCAGCGACATGAATGTCATTCCGAACAGGTAATAGTCCACCAGCAAATCATGAAGCTCACTATTGCCTTTGTTCAGTCGGGCCATACAGCCACAGATAACCATCGCGTCATCATCACAGCACTGAACGCGGGATTTGGTCTTTGCTGGTATGAGTCCTTTAAAGCCAGCCGCAATATGAGCCCATGTAACGTCTTCACTGTTGTTTGCTGCCCAAGCGCCCCAGCGCTCCATTACCATTTGGATATTACGCTGCATGGTTCACCTCTTTTATCTGGCCCGTAATCATTTCAATGCTGTTGTTGCATTCGTTTCCCCAGCGGTCCCATCCGTTCCACTCTTCCCGAGCGAATATTTCGATTCTTTTCACATCACCATATAATTGTTCAAGTCGGTTCCTTACTTCCCACGGCTTTGCGCTATGTTCGCCAAGGCAGGTATGCACGACCTGTTTTACTGACGCGCTAGCGCGTTGCAAGCCCGTTCCTCTGGTAGCAATCAGCACATCCTCGGTGTTGCTACGGGTATGATTGCCACCGTTCATGCGGGTTTCACGGTCCAGCATTTCAAGCAGATCGTTAAAGTCCACCAGCTCTCCAGCGCTCAATGCCTTATTGAAGCGATCAGCAGCGTTCTGGTTCAGCTTCACCCACGTAAAGCCTTTCATCGTTCTGACACGGAATCCCCATGATTCAGCCAGTTCTACAGCCTCACGGTTATGGGTCCCGGTGTACCACATCGCCAGAACAGCGTTTTCAGCAGCCACTTTCCATATTGGAAGACGCTTGAGTTCTTCCATGCTCATAGTGCTGTAATGATTACAGGCCGCACCGTTACTGATTCTGTTGCCGTATTCCCACGGTGGATCACAGTAGATAAGGTCATAACTCATTTTGACCTCCAGAAAATTTCGAAAGGCCATATAACTCCTAAGATGATAGAAGTCAGAATTAGATGTCCTGAGGAAGACATTGTTTTCAGCCTGGTGTGCGTATACTCAGCGGTCATACCAGCCATAAACGCATAGATGATCAGTAGCACTGTAATCATGCTGCCCTCTGTTTTTTCAGTTCGCGGGTTTTACGGCGGTAGGTAGCCGCAATATCTTCAAGTTCTTCTCTGGTGTAATGCTTCGCCTTGTGCGGACCTTCCAGCCATTCCACCAGCTCAAGGCCAAACCATTCGATTAGCGTTGCTCTGTAGCGCTCGTGTACTGTTTTGTTTTTAGCGGTAAAGCGACCAGCGCCACCGTTACAGGCTTTGCACTGGCGATAGGCGTTCTTCTCTTCAAAACGCAGTTCAGGACGTGATCCAACGCTGAGGAAGTGACCACAATCCCACTGACCGCCGAAAATCATTGGGGGATGATATGTGCCGCAGGACGGGCAATGCTTGCCTTCATCACGTTCGCGGATAAAAGCGTTAAACGCCGTCTGCGCCTTACTGACAAAGTACCCACGAGGCTGGAGTGCCTTCTTACGAATCTTCAGGCTGACCTTTCTCTCTGCTTCTGCCTTCCTGGCTTTCAGCGCACGGTTGTAGTCAATCGCACAGCGAGGGCCGCACACTTTCTGCAGATTACGATCTGGGGTGAATGTCTTTCCGCACTGAGCGCATACCTTGGGCTTGTACACCTTTAGCTTTTGTCTGGCTGGCTTCTTCACTGCTTCATCCCCCTGTGGAATACCCATTCGAATACTTCGGAGCCGTTTTGCAGCAGATCGTTAAAGTCACCCTGTGCAGGCCAGCGGACTGATACAGTCTCCAGATCGTTTTTGGCGTGGAGGTTGGCAGCAGCACATTCAAATGCGGCAGCATGCCCGGCAGCGTTTGCGTCAGCATCAGCAAAAATAATCAGGTTCTTTACCCCGGCAGGAACGCGGAACTTCTTCATGAAAGCAGTGTTCATCGTTGCCCAGGTATGACATTTGGTTATTTGATGGCAGGCCAGCGCGGTTTCGATACCCTCAGCAATACCCAGCGTGGAGGATACGGGGAACATGCGGATAGCAACGGATTTAGCAAACTCCAGATAACTATCCTCCTGTAGCTTCATCATCTTCTTGGCTGCGCCTCCTGTTTGCGCTTTCTTGTCCCCGTCAAGCAGAGTGCGGTGCAGGTAGCAAAGCTCGCCTTTGTCATCCGTCGCCAGCGCGTAAATAGCCTGGAGGCTTTTACCGCCTACCGGCTGTTTGTCGCAGAATCTGACGCTTTCGGCTGGAAGGGTGTTAAGCCCTCTCCCCTTCAGGTAACTGTCTGCACTGGTCCCACGCAGCGGGATGAGCTTTGCAAATTTACGGCTTACCTTCTCACGCTGCTGCGCCAGCGATGTGCGTACCGGGTTTACATTGGTGCGATCTGAGGTGTATTCATTGCCGATCAGCCTGTCTATCTCAGATGCAAGAACCTTAAATTCTTTCCCTGTTTTTGCTGTCAGCAGCGCCCAGCCATCACCTGAACCACACACGCAGATGTATGAACCGGTACCGTTTTTATTGTCACAACGGAATTTTCCCTTACGACCACACAGAGGACATTCCCCTTTAAGGTGGTTTTTCCCGGTAATTCCAGGAAGACCGTAGTGTTTGTATATCTCAGCCCAGCGACCAATTGCGGCTTGTTTGGTATTCATGCGGCTTCCCCTTGTTTCTCTTTCCGTTTCGCGAAGGCGATTAGTTTTGATTTGATGAAATTCGTCACTTCAGGTGTGATTTGCTGCGGGGTGTGATGTAACCCTCTCGGCCATACACCGAATTTTTGGCGATAGGTATGCGCACACCATCCGTCACTGACAGGGCGTCCCTGTGCTGCGCGGGTGCGCTGATAGAAAAGAATCTGAGACCACCAGGATTGTTTCTGCTCTGGGGTGTATTTAACTTCCGCTTTGCTGACCTTGGTCAGTCCACGGGATTTGTCTGTTTCAACGTCTTCCCCGGCCAGCGGTTTAAACCCACATTTCGGGCAGATATAAATTCCGGCAGGTTTCACGTAATGGCACTGGCTGCACTCTTTCGGCAGTTTCTCCGGCTCGTCTGTCTTGGTAACACGCTGCGGGGCTTCTTCCATGCCGTCAGACGACGAAGGGAGGTAGTCATATTCAATGTCATCGGGATAACCCAGCTTGTTGACTGTGCCGCTGTGGTCGAAGATGAGACAGTGATCTTTGCCAGGGGCCGCGCGTAATCCACGCCCAAGCGTCTGAATCCAGCGAATTTCACTTTTGGTCGGTCGGGCAAAGATGATGCAACGAACATCACTGTCGAACCCGGCCACCAGTACACCAACGTTGATGATGATTTTGGTAATACCCTGCTCGAAGCGACGAATAGTCAACTGACGTTCTTCATGTGGTGTGCTTGCCGTCATGACTTCAACGGTCACCCCGGCGCGGGAAAACTCCATCGTGACGAAGTTCGCATGGGCCACATCAACGCAGAAACAGATTGTTGGGCGATCCTGCCCGTTCTCCAGCCAGTTTTTCACGATGTCGCCAACCAGTTTGGCTTCACTCATGACCTTACTGAGCTGGCCTTCCTTGTAGTCGCTGCCATAACCAGCAACGTAAGACGTTTCCACCTCAGAGAGATCGGGATGTGACGGCGCGTAAAACTCGTATTTGCTCAGTGCGCCAATCGCGATCAGTTCCTTCATCGTTGTTGGCTTAATCAGGCGCTGATAGTAATTGCCAAGGAACTTGGCGAAAGGCGTACCGGAAAGGCCGACCACCTTCGTTTTTGTGTTGCGGGTCAGGTTGTCGATAACCTCCAGCAACTTTTTGCGCTTCAGGTGGGCTTCGTCAACGATCAGCAGGTCGATGTTGTCCGGGAATTCACGGCGAATGAGTGTATCGGCGCTGGCAATCTGAATAAGCGCTGTCGGGTTATATGACGGGTGATCACGCCAGACATAACTGATCTCTTCGCCAGGAAGACCATATTCCATGAATCGGGTGGCAGTCTGGTCAAGCAGTACCGTATACGGGGCCACAAACATTACGCGCATTTCGCGGCTGACAAAGCCATCAGTGATCAGCGCGGCAATAGCTGTTTTGCCGAAACCAACCGGGGCATAGAGCATGAACGAATTATTCTGCTTCCATGCGCCGCGCAGCATGTTGAGTGCGACGATCTGTTTCTCGCGAGGCTGGATGTTAAGCATTGGCTGATACCTCCCCGAAAGATTTAGCAACCAGATCGGCAATGACAAATTTCTCGCGCTGACGCCGAACGGACAACGTAACTGTTTTTGTGCCGTCTTTACGCATGCGGCCTTTGAGAAAACCTCCGTGAATGTGACGAATAAAATATTCAGAGTTAGCCAGGCGTGGAATGCTGCGAACACGGCCAAGATTGCTGACTTCATAAGCTTTTGAATAAAGCTCAACTGGAACAGGGGCCCATTTTTCGTTAGCGTCTGAATAAATCATTTTATCTCCTTTTGGATGGCTAAACGTCTGGATTCCCAATCAACGTTTTAACCCCATACAGTGATCTATCTGTTAGATCGATCTCTTCTGGTAAAGCTGTTCCAGCCCTTCGGGCTAAAACCCAACACCGCCCCCTTTCCCCCAACCCGGTTTCAAAAATTCATACCCTGGGTGGGAGCGAGGTATATCCCCTGACCGCTGGGGTATATCTCGTGCAAAACTCTCGCAATCGGCGGTTTGCCGTTCGTCGTGCTGCGTTCTGCTGCCGGAAAGACACCGGTTCTGCGTCGAACGCCTCCTGGTACGCCTGCGCATACGCCATCGCGATTTTTTCCCGCATACCTGCCGGGAGTGTTGCTAACTGCTGTTTAATCCACGGGGCGTCCTCACGAGAAAAAACCGTGGGCATGGTCACATGAAAATATTCGTTTTGGTGCATTAGCCCTCCGGCGCGATTAGCGCATTGGGCAATTACTTAATCAGTCCGCATCGTCATCCGGCTTTGGAATGCAGTAGACGCGAGAAATCAGGTTGAGAAATGTCATCAGCGTCACTCTGAACTCGTAGGCTATGTCGTTCAGGCTGGTCCACTCGTTCTTATCAACCACTCCATCGTCGATGTAGTGTCGGTACGCATTGACCAAATCCCCCAAATGCCCCACCAGCTCAGCAAGTTTTAAACCGATCTCCTGGTTCTCTGAGTCAGGCGCGGCACCGGGGATATGAATCCCGTTATCTGTCTGCCGTGAGAACGCATCAGCGACATAGCTGACACCTGCAGCCCTTTGCAGCACCATCGCCCACCCCATAGGGAAGATTTGATCACCACCAGCGCGTAAGCGGTTAAAAAGAGCGTCTTGTGATGTATCAATGATTTCAGCCGCCTCGGCGTAACCACCGGGCAATGTCGCAATGGTTTTTCTGATAGCAGCCACCAGCCATGCTGGTTGGCGTTCGACTTTCCACTCAGGTTCGTTACCCACGGTTAACCCCTTGATTCTGTGGTTACTATTGCACGCCAGCATTGGTAGACTTTTGGTAAAGATTGGCGTCGTACTTAAGCTTTCCATTTGTGAGGCGCTCAATAACAAATGCCTGTTTTTCAGGGATCACCTCACCCCAGCGGCAAACCGCCGGATGAGAAATCCCTAAAGTACTGGCGGTTTTTGACACACCGCCGAAATACTCTATGACTTCATGTTTTCGCATGGTTACTCCTGTTATCTGATGAACCGAAGGTAACAAAAGGTACCATAAATAGCAAACAAAAGTTACTTCAATCATTGGTAACATTGGTTACATGAAAACAGAAATGAAAGATCGAATCCGCTCCCGCAGAGTTCAGCTCGACATAACGCAATCAACCCTCGCCAAAAAACTTGGGGTCAGTCGTGTATCTGTAACAAAGTGGGAAAACGGCACAACCAAGCCTGATGGGGAAAATCTTCATCAACTTGCTTTGGCTCTCCAGGTAAGCCCGGAGTGGATTCTCTATGGTGAAGGAGAGGTAGCTAAAGACGATATTAAGGTGATGCCCTTTCTTAAACCGCCAGTGACTGTACCTGTTATATCTGCCGTTCAGGCAGGTGTGTGGACCGATACTTACGCCAGCTCAAGGCTTACTGATGTGATTTGCTGGACACAAACGACTGCTAACGTCTCCGATGAAGCTTTCGGGCTTGAAGTAAGAGGCGAATCAATGACTAACCCTCACGGACTACCATCAATTCCAGAAGGTTCAATTGTTATAGTTGAGCCGCATTATGGTCAACTTGATGATCTGTATGGAAAGATTGTCGTGGCTATGTTAGATGGTTCAACAGAGGCTACGGTCAAAAAGCTGGTTTGGGATAGTCCATATGCCTATCTCATGCCACTTAACCCGATTTTCAAACCAATTCAGATCGATGGGAACTGTAGAATTGTTGGCCGAGTAGTACAGATTACACAAAACCTTTAATTCCCCCTCCCCTCTCCCTCTATAGCCGAAGTTACCTTCGGCTATTTTTTTACCGCTCAATGTAACTATAGGTACATATCGCACTTGACTGCCAAGGTAACAAAAGGTACCTTTAGTTACACAGGCAAGCGAACAGGCAGGACGCCCACGAAGTAGCCGCCGGTGGCGTATGAATAACCGGATGATTCGCAGATGTGATTTTGACAATTAATGAGGTGGTTATGCAGAAGAGCAAGCCAGGACGAACGATTGAGCTTTTGGTGAATGGCGCTCCGCTGGCGTTTCTCAACACAGAGACTGCCGTAGCAGCAGACTATCTGTTGTTCCTGGATGGAGTTATCAAAGCCCTCCTGAGTGATAGGGAGAGCCTCGAACGAGAAGCAAATAAAAGTGGCCGCACTATCAATGGGCACGGGTTTAGTTTTATCGGCTCAGTGAATATCCCACAAGTCCCGGATGAACAAATCAACCCTGATCTGTGAGGCGCGACCAACGGTTTTGATTATTTGCTTTCCGGTTTCGTCGTTAATTTCCATATCCCATTTTGAGTATTTTTCTCTCGGATATGCCTCGGCGAAAACAAGCTTAATGCGCTCCTTAATGTCTTCTTCGGTAAGGCTGCAACCAGAGTTCAGTAAGCAGCGCAATATGACATCTGATCTTGTCATGTGCAATTCCTTCGATGTTGTAGGGGCTTAGAAGGATACCACCGAGCCTGATGTGGTGAAAAGACAGGCACGCTCTTTAACAATCAGCAAAGTCGGAACAGCACATGAAACCTGTTTAGACCCCTACGCATAAATGCGACGTGTCACCGGGCGCGATCCGGTCGGTGGGAGGGTTAGCCACGATATTAATCGTGCGTGAATGGGCAGCACTGGCAGGGGAAGTGTGCAAGCGCAAAATGATTTATTCCAGCCCCTTCTGTATGAGGGGGTTGGGCTGAATCCACCAGCAGTAAGTAACGATTACGGAGATGATTATGTTGAAAAAACAACCTTCTGTATGTGCCGGAGACTATTCAGAGGAAGAGATGTATGAGTGGATGCAGCAAAAATCCAAATCTATAGAGCAATTAAAATCTGCACGCGCCCATAAAGAATTCCTTCAGCGTGAATTGAACACTGTTGATAAGCTTATTTTAAATCTGACCTCTGATGCTGCCCTGGAATATTCCACACATAAACAGGCAGCAACTCATCCTGACGTAGATGAGAGAACCTCGCGTGATGTTTCGGTGCTGATTTACCTGCTGGAGAAGCCTACAGGCGATGCTGCGAAGGATGCGGAAAACGCAGCGCTGGCTGATATGTACAGAGCTGCGTTAAAAAGTGGAAAAATAGTTGGTTTTATTTCTGACAATGCACCTGGTGTTTCTGAAGCCCGCAAGGCACTTGGTCAAGCATGCGTGGAAACAATAATCACAATTAAAAAATCAGAGATTGAAAAAACAATCCCTGATAAAGAAATGATATCTGTCGATAAAGAACTATTTAAAGAGCTTCTTCAACTGATCCTCAACCTTCCTGATTTCGGAAGTAAGCTGGCTGCTATTGACATTGATAGTGGCCCCACATCGACAAGTGAAACTTTTGTTCGACTTAAGCCAAGCGATTTTCTTCTTCGTCTTAGTGCCGCACTCGGGGCATGCGGGTAACGTAATTTCCTGATTATCAAAAGCGCCCATAAACATCCCTCTTGGTTGTGTGAGAACTCCAAGAATACCACCGAGCCTGAAGTGGTGAAAAGACAGGCGTCTCATTAGCTAAACATAGTTCCCTTTGGGGTGTGGTGAATTGCAGTCCACCGAGACAAGCCGAAGATAAGCACCGGCCACCACACCACCAAAGTGAGCTAATCACTAATTTCTAATAGTTGCTGTGCCTTGGCGGTTATCTGGTCTTCAACCAACTCACAGGAGGAAGAAGATAATGTTCTGACAGATAGCCGCCCTTTTTATTCAATGTGTCCGCTTCCGGTGTCGACTGGGACTCCCTACCCAGCGCAGGTTCAACTCCTGCCGGATACCTAATCATATGGTGACTTATATGACCTTCCGTAACGTTAATTTTTACTACGGCGACCTGATGCGCGTCACTCGTGGGGTGCAGGCTGTTCGTAATCCAAAAACAATCGCTAATTTCTGGCGGCGTAGCTGGTTATGCAGGTTACTCACTCAGAAAGGCGATCCTCGTTTATAACTGGAGATAACTATGTCAGAAACAAAGAACACCACACCATTCAGCCAGCAACTGGCTTATATCAATAAAGGCACACTGGATGCTGAATTGACCGAAGCGCTGGCCGAAGTGATTAAAGCAGTCCGTGAGACTGGCAAGAAAGGTGCGGTTACGCTGACGCTAAATTGCGCCATGTTGAATACCCGTGACGAAAACACCATGAAGGTAACGCCAAAGGTCTCCCGAACCATCCCTGAACTGGACCGCGCTGATACCATCATGTTCGCAACCGCCGATGGCGATCTACTGCGTGACGATCCCTCTCAAACACAGCTTGATTTAAAGGTTATCGAACCTGCACCACAAACAGCACCGATCAAGCTGGCTCAGTAATACCCACCAAAAAAACCATTCCAATCTGATAAGGAAATATTCAATGTCTCAAATTGAAGGCTCTGCCGTGCTCGACATTCGTGATCTGGTCTCTGCAACTCTGAAGACCGAGACGGACATTCCGTCAGTTGTTGTACCCGATGGCTTTGAAGTCAAATCCCTCGAAAGTCTGCAACTGGCTCCGTCGCGTATTCGTCAGAGCGCCAACCTGATTTCTCCGGGTTCGCTGATCGCTTACATCCAGCGATTCCGTGATGAACGTACTGTAGTTTTCGCGGATAAAACTAAAACGCGCATTGTCGCCGTGCTGGATTTCCACCAGAACGCAGACAATCCGAGCTGGGCTGCACATAAAGCTGTTTATGACTGTCCATTCTCCGACGATTGGAAATCATGGACTGCCAACGATGGCAGCAAAATGGACCAGATCAACTTCGCTGAATTCCTGGAAAACAATATTCAGAATGTTGCGCCGGTTAGTGATTCATACCAGGGCCCGTCCGGTACTGAACTACTCGAAATGGTTCTGGCATTCCAGGAGACTCGCAAATCTGAGTTTAAGTCTGTTAAACGCCTTTCTGATGGTACCTGCCAGTTCCAGTTCAGCGATGAAAAATCAGGTTCTGGTAATACCAAAATGCCGGAAAAAATCAGCCTGGCAATTTCACCATTCCACAACGGCTCTCCTTACCAGGTCGATGCACGTATCCGCTACCGCCTGCGTGATGGTCAACTGGTCCTCTGGTATGAGCTGATCGAACCGAAGAAAGTTGTTGAGCACGCATTCCAGGAAATCGTCACCGATATGGAAAGCCAACTCGGCGAAGACCTGCCTATCTACGAAGGCTCTGTTTAATCCCACCGTGTGTTGTTTTATGCGCCTGCCCTGCGGGCGCATAGCAAAGCACTCTCCCACTACATGAAGGAGTAACCATGCCCAGTTTAGGCCAGCTCTATAATGATAAAGACGCCGGGTTAACTACCCGCAAAACCTACAATGTTCCGCTGGATAAAATTTACGCCGAAGAAGGCTACAACGTTCGTGAACTCAATCGTGCGCATGTTGAAGAATTCCGCGATGCGTTTATTGCCGGTGAATACATCCCGCCGCTGGCCGTGGAAGTTACCGAGCGTGGCGTGAAGGTTATCGACGGCCATCACCGCTATCACGGTGCGCTGGCTGCTATCGAAATGGGCCACGACATTGTGCGCCTGGAATGCAAAGATTTCGTCGGTAGTGAAGCCGACAAGATCGCCTTCATGGTAACCAGCTCGCAAGGATTGGCGCTTACTCCTCTTGAACGTGGCGCTGCATATCATCGCCTTCAGAATCAGGGCTGGAGTCCTTCAGAAATAGCGGCAAAAGTTAAACGTTCTGAGTCCGATATTCTGCAACACCTTCAACTTCACGAATGCACCCCGTATATCAAAAAGCTCGTGCGTGATGGTTCCATGAATTATGCCATCGCGATCGGCATCTCCCGCGAGCATGGCGTGTACGCAGACCGTGAAGCCTCCCGGCTGATGAAGAAAGCGGAAGCGGCAGGAAAGAAAAAAATAACCAAGAGCATCGCTAATCCTCAGTTTAATGCCGGAAAAGCAAGAAAGTTTCTTGAGCTTATTTCTTCATGTGCTGAGGACTCTGGTGAAGTGCTGACCATTGAAGTGCCACCAGCAATACAGGCTGAAATTATCTCTATTCTTCGGGAATTTCGTCATGAAACAGTCTGATTTACCAAGATGCCCAACATGCGGAAACATGCCCGAATACTCGCTGAAACCCAATCATCTTGGCTGGGTTTGGGGTGGTATCAGATGCCCGTATGACCATTACAGCGTGAAGCTTAACGGACCGGCCAGTAGCCGGGCAAAGGCAGAAGAAACTCTGGCTCCGCAGTGGGTTGCGTTGGTAGAAAAAGCAAGATAAGAGGTTTTATGATGAGCAAATCAAGCATGGAATATTACTTTGAATTCCCAGCCTCTCGCGGGTTACAGGGGAATACGCTTATTCTTCTGATGAACGTTCCAGGGCGAACCTTGTCCCGTGTACTTGCATCCGATAATTACGGACACACGCTTGAGCGTTCTCAGCGTGAACTCAATAAATCACGCGTAAAAAAATTTTACGAATACCTAGTGGCAGCTGCTGAAAATAAGGAGCCTTTCATCATCCCACCACTGGTTGGTAACTGTGCTTCACATGTGGAGTTTGAAGAGTTCGGCAATACAAACGTAGGCGTTGTTCGGTTCCCAATGGACGCAGAAATTAAACTTTTTGATGGGCAACATCGTGGTGCAGGTATAACCATGTTCTGCAGAGAATACGATACCCCCCTGTTTGTACCTTTGATGATGACTCTGCAACTACCACTGAAGACACGCCAGCAATTTTTCTCTGATATCAATAACAACGTATCTAAGCCTTCTGCAGCAATAAATATGGCTTATAACGGCAGGGATCAGGTTGCCCAGACAATGGTGTCATTCCTCTCCACTCACTCAGTGTTCTCCGAGATCACCGATTTTGAACACAGCGTGGTTCCTGCAAAAAGTGATCTCTGGATAAGTTTTAAGGCCATTGGCGATGCCACTGCAAAATTCGCGGGTAACGGGGACGACGCGCTGTCTACTGCCGATATTTATGACCTTTGGGAAGCGTGGCTGAAGCTGACGGCTATTGACGGTATCCGACACGGTGTATCACCAGCTGAATACAAGCGAGACTACATCCAATTCCATGCGGTGATGATCAATGCGTTTGGCTATGCAGTCCAGGAACTACTGAGGCATCGCCCTGCGCATATCATCGTGCAGATGATCGAAGAACTGGTAACAAAAGCCACAATGACCGAGCTGGAAGACTTCTTCCTTATCTCTTCATGGGATGGTGTTTGTGCTGATGCCAGCAAAGAAAGAGCCACGGTAATTGCCAGCGTTCCGGCACAGAAAGCTGCAGCACAAAGGCTTGCAATGGCTATTACAGCAGGGACATTCTCAATGGAGGCAGCCCAATGACAGCACTAAACAAACGGGCATACCGCGCTGATGGCGGTGATATTGGAAGTGGTCGTCTCAAAGAGATAGCTGGCAATGCATATGGCGATGAAGAAAAACGTTGGTTAGCGCAACGAGTGCTGGCGCTGCTGGATGAGAATCTCCAACTACAGCGCGACAAAGATTCGCTTGAAGCAGTTGCGATTGCTATGCGTGACGATATGCGGGAGGCGCGTGAAAAGCTGGAAGCCGCAGAGAAGCGCATATCAGATTTAGAAACTAAAAAAGCGGACCTGATGGCGCATGTACTTAATGGTTACGAAGCTACGGCACTGACGATGACGCTACGTAAAATGGATGTCTACTTACCTGATTATTTACGCTTTTGTGCCATTTACGGTGTGGATCATGACGCGATCATGGACAAACTGGACTATCAGTCCTTCGTACTGGCACGAGTAAATAATGATGATCTTCGACAAGATCTCGAGGCTAGCCATGATTAACCAACTGAAAACAATTCTAATCTGCATTGCCGCTGGCATTGGCGTGAAGGGGGAGTGAGATGGCGCTGACGAAAAAACAACGTGCAGAGCTACGCATGAAGTTTGGCGGTCGCTGTGCTTATTGTGGCTGCGAACTACCAGAGAAAGGCTGGCATGCTGACCATGTTGAGGCTGTCCATCGCAAACTGGTAATTGATGAAGAAGCCAGGCTGAAAGGGAAATGGAAGCTAAAACAGACAGGGGAAGTTTATCGCCCTCAATATGACAATTACGGCAATTTGTTCCCGGCATGTGCTCCATGCAACTTGTTTAAATCTGTTTTCGATATTGAGGAATTTCGCAACCAGATAGCGATGCAGGCTGGTCGTGCATTAAAAACCTCTGTGAATTTCCGCACCGCTGAACGCTTTGGCCTGGTTGAAGTAATCGAAAAGCCGGTTGTGTTCTGGTTCGAAAAATATCAAAAAGAGACTACAGCATGACAACTAACAACCACCCGGCGCACGGTCCTGTATCACTCAAGCGCCTGCACCAGATAAGCGAAATACTCAGCAAAGCAGCAGCACAAAGCGACGGCGGTAATCTCGGCTACGCAATGGCTGATGCCGTGAAGGTGATTGATGGGGTACTGGCGTCGGAGCCTGTTGCTGATGTAGTGGCCTGGTCATCGCCGAATGAGGAAAGAATCTGTGATATTCGCTGGCGTCGTTTCGATGTTGCGCCAGGCCCTCTCTACAGTGCACCGCCAGCGCCAGTAGTGCCGGAGAATTGCGTAACAGCAGAACACCGTCGCGTTATTGAAATGCTGCTCAATGTTTGCTTGTCCGCATTCGAACTCGCAGATGATAGCTGTCAGCAAGATGTTGATGGCGAAGAGTGCCACGTTGTTCCAGACGACGCATTTCAGAAGCTAAGTGAAGCGCTGGACGAAATCGAAAACACTCTCCCGACAGAAGATGTCGACAGGCCAGACGTATTTCTGTCCTGGTCGGCAATGCCAAGGGCAGCGCTGAAATCTATTCTCCAGGCTGGCAACTCTCCGGTAATCGGCATTGACCTAGCATCTGAACCTGATCGCTCGGTGGAGGTTCGCTACCTTGCGCCTCCAGGCTACGTGATGGTTCCGAAAGAGCCAACGAATGAGATGCTGAATGCATGGTTGTCAGAAATCGCTAACTGGCGTGGACATGTCGCTGGATACAAAGCCATGCTCGCAGCAGCACCGCTTCAGGCGGAAGAACCAGCACAAAAAAAGTAGACCACTGCGATGCCTGTACTGAAGGTGCTCGCGGTGGATGTGGAGCGTGCATTTTTAACGGTAATTTTTGATGAGGTGCTCATGACTACTACCGATTTTATGGAAGAGCAGGAAGTTTTTGACCTGCTCAAAAAGAAAAAAACGGCAATCTGGCGTTTACGAAAAGAACACGGATTCCCTAATCCGGTACTTACCTACCCTTCCCGATACAGCAGAAAAGCTGTAATGAAATGGATAGATGAGGGTGGCGTCAACCGAGCTGTTTAACATGCCAGAATATCTTATCAGCATACAGTTCATACGCATCTTTCTGCTCCACCAGCCAGTCGTGTTTGTTATACACCGCCATCACGCCTCCCAGTTCATGCCCCAGCATCTTTTCGGTGACATGGGGCATAACCCCTTCCCCTGATAAATTCGTCACCAGCGAGCGCCTGAAGTCATGTGTTCGCCATTCCGGTATATCAATTTTATCCCTTAATTTTTTCATGTAGAGATTCGCTGACGAACGATCTATAGGTTTGTCCAACTCTTGTCCTGGGAACAGTACATTATTTCCTGCATTTAGCAGCCGCTCAACATAAGGCTTCACCTGATCAAACACAGGCCGACGAATGACGTTACCCATCTTGGAATGTTCTGCTGGCGTTGTCCAAATCAGATCATCTATATTGAACTCGCTGGCGGTAGCAAGGCGAAGTTCCGACAACCTTGCCCCCCAAAGCAACAGAAGCTGATGAAGCACCTTGTTAGAGGTAACGATCTTGTTGTTTTCCAGCGCTAACCATATTTTTGCCAACTCGGTATAGGTGAGAACCCGGCTACCGACATCAGGTTTCTTGCCTATGTTCTTAACGCTGAGCTTCAAGACTTCGCATGAAGCGATTAACTGTCGGCTTATACACCAGTTCATAACTGATCTGAGCTGGAGAAGCAGCACCCTTGCCTTTTTAACGTTTTTCTTTTCCTGCTTGTCGAAGAACCTGACCCAAGCTGAAACAGGGATATTTACTACCGGTGCATCTGGAAATTCTGTGTACATGGTGTTGTACACAACCGACTTATAAAGCGTCTGTGTATTGGGTTTCAGCGTTTCAACATACTTGCTCCACCACTGGTCGAGACACTCCTTGAGCGTTAGCTCACCATCTTCTTTAGCAAAATAATTTTTAGGGTTTAGTCCCTTGAGGTACAATTCGCGCATCTCACCCACGATGACACGAGCATCTTTCAGAGACATTGCCGGATAGCGTCCGATAGTAAGGCGCACTGGCTTACCGTTCCAACGGTAGCGATGTTGAAACGTAATCGTTCCTGTCGGGGTTATGCGTACACTCAGACCGTCACCATCTGTGACTTCGGGTGCGCCGCTGTAGGGCTTAGCATTGATGCTGCGAAGTTTGGTATCACTAAGGGCCACGGCTCTGTATCCTGTACACACTGAATTTCAGCATTCTGTACTCAATCTGTACGCAATGGCAAGTGAACGAAGTGATTTTCTAAGCGGAAAGATAAGAAAGGATAGGAAATAAAAGGAATGAAATGCTTGATGATACGGGGAATGATAGGATAACATGCGACCCAAGCTGAACGCTTGAAAATCAGTTAGATATATGTCCCCTTAGTTAAATGGATATAACGAGCCCCTCCTAAGGGCTAGTTGCAGGTTCGATTCCTGCAGGGGACACCATTGAGTTATTTCACAACACTTCAGTTCATTTCTAAAACCCAGTAATACCAGGCCTTTCAGCAACACTCCTTCTTACACAGCTTTCAATTACCTTCATGACATTACAGCACTCTGATGGTATAAGTGATGGTATTCGTCAGTTCGATATCCAGATACCATCAATTACCTCTTGAGGGGTGCCCCTTATGGCTATAAACGAGCTTTCACCCAAACAGATCGAGAATGCCAAACCACAGAATTCCGATTACAAGCTAACGGATGGTGGCAGCCTGTACCTGTTGGTCAAAAAGACCGGTGGCAAATACTGGCGCATGAATTATCGCTTTGCTGGTAAGCAGGCGACATTAGCCCTAGGCGTGTATCCGGATGTTCCACTGACAACAGCACGTAAACGCAGAGATGAAGCCAGACAGCTGCTTGCCGACGGCAGAGATCCACGTGAAGCAAAAAAAGCTGAAAGCACTGAACCAACGTCACCGACTTTCGAGGCTATAGCCCGTGAGTGGCACGGCGGAACGATGGGACATCCTGAGTGGAAAGAGATCACTCGTAATAAAATATTGAGGGAAATGGAAAACCACATATTTCCTCTCATCGGTAGCAAACCCATCGACAACTTAAAAACACGGGATCTGCTACCCTTGCTTATCAGCATGAACGAACAAGGCATTGGTGCTACTACGGGAAGAGTAAAGACAACGATGAGCAGCGTATTCCGCTATGCGGTTCAGCGTGGAATAGTCGAGTACAACCCAGCTCACGACCTGAAAGGTGCTTTGACGAGTCCTAAAACTAAACACCGCCCCGCCCTTCCTCTGGATCGCCTGCCAGAATTGATGACGAAAACTGAAACGTACACAGGCAGATCTCTCACCAAACTCGCCGTGTTACTTTCTCTTCATACATTCGTTCGTTCAAGCGAACTTCGCCATGCTCGCTGGGACGAGATAAATTTTGAAACTGCCATGTGGACAATCCCTGGCCAGCGAGAAGAAATTGCAGGCGTAAAATTCTCTGAACGTGGGGCTAAAATGGGCAGTGGGCATGCAGTACCACTGTCTTCGCAGGCAATTGACATATTGAAATCGATTAAAACCATCAGCAGTGAATACACGCTGATTTTTCCTGGCGATAGCAACCCCTATAAGCCTATGAGTGAGAACACAGTTAATAAAGCGCTCCGTACTATGGGTTATGATACCCAGGCCGATATTTGCTTACATGGTTTCCGGGCAATGGCCTGCTCTGCTCTTACCGAATCAGGATTGTGGTCACGGGATGCCGTAGAGCGGCAAATGAGTCATCAGGAACGTAATGAGGTACGTGCGGCTTATGTTCACCTGGCGCAGCATATGCAGGAGCGCCGCCGAATGATGCAGTGGTGGTCAGACTATCTTGAAGCAAACTCGGATAAACATGTCGCACCATATGACATGAAGAAATTACGAGTTGTTGGCAGTTAACCGAACTAACTGAGGCTAGCTCGGTCAGGCGAAAAGCAGTAACACCTGCTGCCTGCCTCGGTTTTCATCAGGTGCGCACGAGGGTGAGGTGATGGATAGCAACGTCTGGAAAGAGAACCGAATTGCGCCTTTAGAATACTGCTCATTCGAAAGAGCTGCTAAATTGCTCAATTGCGAATGTGAAGACTTAATTCACTGGAATAAAATAGGTGCTATATCATTAGCTTTTGAGCCAAAAAATTTAGCTGGTGATTTGTCTGTTAGTTTTTACGAAAATGTTGCTGATAATATTGAACGATACAACCTCTCGTACAATATTACAGCCGACTTGAGCTTCTATGGTTCGATCTTTAATTCTAAGCGAGGATATAAAGAAGGTGTGTATTTTCATCAACTACGTTATGGATTTAATTTTTCAGGGTACATCAATGGATTATGGATTATTAGCTCCGGAGTTATAAATGAGAACAGCGGCATATTCATATCAAATGAAAAATCTAATGGATGTTGCTTATTCCAACCTATCAATAAGTCCAATGAAATATGCTCTACCTTTTTTATTTACAAAGGAGATGAAGAGTTCACACTAGTGAATCGCCACGGGTTTAACAGACACCTCAGAGTCATTTAAGATGGCTTAAAGAGAGGTGCCCATGAGCGGTAAGCGTTATCCCGAAGAGTTTAAAACTGAAGCAGTCAAACAGGTTGTTGATCGCGGTTATTCTGTTGCCAGCGTTGCAACACGTCTCGATATCACCACCCACAGCCTTTATGCCTGGATAAAGAAGTACGGTCCGGATTCTTCCACTAATAAAGAACAGTCAGATGCTCAGGCCGAGATCCGCCGTCTCCAGAAAGAGCTGAAACGGGTTACCGACGAACGGGACATATTAAAAAAAGCTGCGGCGTACTTCGCAAAGCTGTCCGACTGAGGTACGCCTTTATCCGTGACAACTCCTGTTGCTGGCCTGTTCGCCTGCTCTGTCGGGTGCTGGATGTTCATCCCAGTGGTTTTTACGCCTGGCTTCAGCAGCCGCATTCACAACGCCATCAGGCAGACCTGAGACTGACAGGACAGATTAAACAGTTCTGGCTGGAATCGGGATGCGTCTATGGTTATCGCAAAATCCATCTGGATCTGCGTGACAGCGGGCAACAGTGCGGAGTAAACAGAGTCTGGAGACTGATGAAACGTGTCGGAATAAAGGCTCAGGTCGGATACCGAAGCCCGCGGGCACGTAAAGGCGAGGCCAGTATCGTGTCACCCAACAGGCTCCAGCGACAGTTCAATCCGGATGCTCCTGATGAGCGTTGGGTAACGGACATAACCTACATCAGGACCCACGAAGGCTGGCTGTATCTTGCCGTTGTTGTTGATCTGTTCTCACGCAAAATTATCGGCTGGTCCATGCAATCCCGGATGACAAAGGACATTGTCCTGAACGCACTGCTGATGGCTGTATGGCGGCGTAATCCCGAAAAACAGGTGCTGGTTCATTCGGATCAGGGCAGTCAGTACACAAGCCATGAGTGGCAGTCGTTCCTGAAATCACACGGCCTGGAGGGTAGCATGAGCCGTCGCGGTAACTGCCATGATAATGCGGTTGCAGAAAGTTTTTTCCAGTTGTTGAAACGTGAACGGATAAAGAAAAAGATCTACGGAACGCGAGAAGAAGCCCGCAGTGATATTTTTGATTACATCGAAATGTTTTATAACAGTAAGCGTCGGCATGGTTCTAGCGAACAGATGTCACCGACAGAATATGAAAAACAGTATTATCAACGGCTCGGAAGTGTCTAGATTATCCGTGGCGATTCACTATGATGAAATCGACTAATACTCCATAGGATAAAAAACCAATAACCTTCTGAGCTTATCTGTCAAAACTTGCTTGATATTCACTATTGCCCAGAGGGTTATCTACTCATCAAAAAAGCATAGGATAAATGTTCAATTTCATCTATCACATCAAATTTGATGCGTCAGATTAACCACCAGTCAGAGAAAAATCACACGTTCGAAGATATGAAAATTACTCACTTCCACCTGAAATAAAAAACAACGAAAGCAATATTTGTATCCCATTAAAAAAAAGCATGCCGCGCAAAATGCGATTAACTGATAACTTACCCTATCTTAAGGCCAAGCAGACTGTGGTTTACCGGACTGTCATTAGTACGGGCTTGTAGGGGGAAATTGATTCCATTAGCTCAATCCAGGATACAATCAGCAACCAGAAATTGCCTGCCTGTTGACCTTCAAAGCAAGTGGAATGGTCGGAGGATGTACAGATTGAGAAATTTCTCGCTGGCATCCTTGCCGGAGAATAGAAACGACATCATGAAGCTTTCTGGCACGCTCATACCAAAGATGTACTCACAACAACTCTTGCTACTAAAATCCCATCTGCTCCCAGTTATCTTTCCAGCCAGCAATGCGTTTTACTGATATGGCGTGATGAGTTGATTCATCGTTTTGAGCACGGTGTCCGCCATGTTTATCCAGATAATCCAGATGAGCCTGATGAATGTCATTTCTAATCCAGGAGAGTGGCGTGATATAGAACGCATTGGGCTCCCGGCCAAGATCGATAAATACCCAGAACTCGCTGCCATTATTATCAACAACACTTTCAATACCGTAACGGGTTGATGTTTGCCAGGTCCCTGCCGTTTTGGCTCTGGTCATCACTTTGTGCGTTTTGCCATTCGGGGCAATAAAGGTGATAAACGGTTTATTGCCTTCTTTCTGAACGACAACATTGCTGGCCCCAAGGCTCTTGAGTTTTTGCACTACCGCTAACTGCCCTAATGCTGCTGTGGTCATACTTTCCTCCAGTACGATTTACAGATGTTT